TTAATACACAATCCAAGTTTAGAGATACTTTTGTTAAGAGAACACAAACAAGCCTTTTTAATTGAAACAAGTTTACATAACAAGTATAACAAGAAAAGAAAAACAAGCGAATGGTTTAGGCTTACAAATAAAGAAATAATACAAGCCTTAAATATAATAAATAACTATTGTTTGTAAAAAAAATTAATTCTGTTTATATATTAGTAACTTGAATATTCAAGATTTATCAAGATAAAAGATATGAGTGAAAAACACGGAGGCGCAAGACAAGGTGCTGGTAGAAAGCCAAAGGCACAAGAGCAAAAGCTTATAGAGCGCTTAGACAATATAATAGACAAAGACGAAGCAATAGAAACATTGGGCAAGTTAGTAGCCAAAGGCGATATGAGAGCCTTACAGACCTATTTAAGCTATCGTTACGGAAAGCCTAAAGAAAGTATGGACATCAATAGTTCTGAGGGCTTAAACATCAATTTTAGAGATTTAATTAAGTTCGTTGATTGAGGTAAAGAAAAAATATATGCCTATTATTGAAAACGATAGTAGGTACTTTATTGTAAGTGGTGGGCGTGGTTCTGGGAAATCTTTTTCAGTAAACGCCCTTTTAGTTATGCTTACCTATGAAGCTGGACACGTCATATTATTTACACGATACACACTAACCTCAGCATACATATCAATTATACCAGAGTTCTTAGACAAGTTAGAACAGTTTGGCTCAATAGAACACTTCCACATAACTAAAGACGAGATCATAAACAAAAAGACTGGTAGCAAGATTATCTTTAGAGGTATCAAGACATCAAGTGGCGACCAGACAGCAAACCTTAAATCTCTTCAAGGTATAACAACTTGGGTAGTAGATGAAGCTGAGGAACTAACAGACGAGCAGAAGTTTGATACCATAGACCTAAGTGTAAGGCAACAAGGCAAAGCTAATAGAGTAATACTTATATTAAACCCTACAACCAAAGAACACTTTATATACAGACGTTTCTTTGAGGAACGAGGGGTACAAGAGGGAAGCAACACACAGAAAGAAAACACTACCTACATACACACCACTTACATAGACAACATAGACAATCTATCTAAAAGCTACATAGACCAAATAGACCAGATGCGTAAGCGCAGACCAGAAAAGTACAAACAACAAATGCTTGGTGCTTGGATGTCTAAAGCTGAGGGTGTTATATTTAGCAACTGGAGTATCGGAGAGTTTAGAAGAACAAGCGTAAGCGTATGGGGTCAAGATTATGGCTTTGCAGCAGACCCAAGTACCTTAGTTGAGGTAAACATAAACACCAGCACTAAGACAATCTATTTAAAGGAATGCTTTTACTTGCAAAGACTAACCACATCACAAATAGCAGAACTAAACCTTAAACACGCTAATAGTGGCTTGATTGTAGGGGATAGCGCAGAGCCACGCTTAATACACGAAATAAGAGCCAAAGGGTGTAACGTAAAGCCAAGCATAAAAGGTCAAGGAAGTGTAACATACGGAATAAGCCTACTACAAGACTATGACTTAGTTGTAAGTCCAGACAGTACAAACCTCATCAAAGAGTTAAACAACTACCGATGGCTTGAGCGCAAATCAAATACACCAGTAGATGCTTATTGCCACCTTATTGATGCTATTAGATACGCTGTTGGCTATCAGTTGCAAAACCCAAATAGAGGCAAGTATATAGTACACTAAATGTTAAAGAAATGTTAAAGTTTGTTTATAATTTGTTTATAACGTTTATTATGTTGTATATTTGAAAGGGTACAAGAAATAGTACAACGTTCTTTAAAATATCGATAAGCATTAAGTATCTACTGTAAGCAGTAGGAGATGTGTTTCTTTAATAGTATAAATATGCATTGTTGGAGTATATGAAATAACCAACCATTAGTAAGAGGTTAAAGATAGGTATTTTAACATATTGAATATTAAACAAAAGGAAACTTGCTTTCCCTTGAAACAGTAGGGGAGTTAAATAACAAATGGTGTGAAACAGATTGAAAGAGTATCTGATTATTTGAGAAGCGAGTGTATAAAGGTCTGGGGGATAGATGCCCAGTACTCCAATGGGAGTGTTAGCTTAACAACATTAGAGCGTTATACATAAACGACAAGACAGTAAACATTAGCAAAGGAGAGGCATAGGGAAACCATCCTCTTAAAGTCTGTAACAAAATAACTCGTTTGATAGCGAGGAGATAAAGTGAGTGCCTATCAACACTCGTAGTACATTAAGAGTTACTTATATCTAAGGCAGCACCTAACTTTTATTTAATATTCTATAAACTAACCCTTACAGACGTGTAGGGGTTTTTTTATGCCTAAAAATTATTAATTTTGTTTATATATTAATAAGTAAAGTAATATGAAAGTAAATCTAAGAATACCAACAAGCCTTAACGAGATAACCTTAGGACAATACCAAGAGTTTGCTAAGTTAGACGGAACGCTTGAGGACACACACGATACAGCGATACAACTTAAGATTGTAGAGATATTCTGCAAAGTGCCAGAGATAGTAGTACGCAATATGAAAGCCACAGACATAGCTGAGGTATGCGAGATTATTAATACTATGTTTAACACTAACCACCAGCTAATAAATAAGTTTAGTTTAGGCGGTGTAGATTATGGCTTCATCCCAGAGCTTGACGATATGACCTTTGGCGAGTATATGGACTTAGACACTTTCATAGGCGATAACGACAATTTACATAGAGCGGTAAACGTACTATTCAGACCAATAGAACACAAGCGAGGCACAAGGTACACCATAAAAGATTATGATGCAGACACAAGCGAGAACGCTAAGGACTTTCCCTTAGATGTAGTATTAGGTGCTATTGTTTTTTTTTACAGTTTAGGCAAGGACTTGTCGATGGTTATGCTGAACTCTTTGGACACGAAGAACGAGAAGGCTTTAGCACAGCATCTAATTTCACAACCAAATGGGGATGGTTCAATGCACTCTATGGAATCGCTCAAGGCGATATTACAAGATTTAAAAATATCACTGAACTAAACGTACACCAGTGCTTAACATATTTAGAATACACAAAAGAGAAGAACCAAATAGAAGCAGCACAGATTAAAAACAAATTCAAATAAAATGAGCCAACAAGGAATAAGAGGTTTTTACCAAATAACAGAAACAATAGAAACACAGCTTTTAGCGGATGTGAATGTAAACACAGTTACAACTGGCGATATCTTCGACATTGACTTATCTAAGCACAGCATCTTTCCTTTGGCACACATTATCGTTAATTCAGTAACACTACAAGAGCAAGTAATATCTTTTAATATAACTGTTATGGCTATGGATATTGTTGATGAAAGCAAGGAAGTTACTACTGACATCTTTAGAGGTAACAATAACGAACAAGATGTACTTAACACACAGTTAGCAGTTCTTAATAAATTGGTAATGGTGCTTAGACGAGGCGATTTATACAGCGACAAATTCCAGCTTGAGGGCGATCCATCACTTGAGCCATTTTACGAAAGGTTTGATAACAGACTTGCTGGGTATGCTGCAACAATGGACATAATAATACATAACGATATTACTATATGTTAGCAGATGAATATTTAAGGGATGAGCTAAACAAGTTTGCTAAGTACGTTATACAGCAATCACGAAGCAACTTATCTAAAGGTAAAAAGAACGCATCTAAGGAACTTTATAACTCTTTGGGTTACCAAGTATCACAGAGCGCACAAACAACGTCTTTAGCCTTTAATATGGCTGACTATGGCAAGTTCCAAGACAAAGGGGTAAGCGGAACAGAAAAGAAATACAACACACCCTATAAGTACACTAACAAGATGCCGCCTACTAAGTCTTTAGACAGTTGGGTAGTTAGAAAGGGAATAGCACCGAGAGGGTCTGGCGGTAAGTTTGCAAAGCGTGAGGGTATAAAGTTTGCAATAGCAAAGTCGATTAAAAAGAGAGGTATAAGACCAAGTTTGTTTTTTACCAAACCATTCGAGGCAGCTTTCAAGAGATTACCAGACGAGTTAGTAGAGGCTTACTCAATAGGCTTAGAGAAACAAATACAAGTAAACATTAACAAGAGATGAGTAAAATAAACGTAAGAAGTCCGTACTACATAACTACTGGCACAGTAACAAACCTAACAAGCACACAGCTTGAGTTGTATATCTATCAAGGCACACAGACAGTAAGAGGTACACGCATCTACCTTTTAAATTCTTTTGCAGTTGATAACGTATGTACTTTTGAAATAGCGGAACTTGTAAGAGATTACTTTACTAATGTATTTGATGGAGATTACTCAACAGACATTTGGTGGGTAGATTATAGAACAACTCAATTTGTGCAAGGCGCAGCTCAGACCACAAGCGGTTACACACTACTTAAAGCGTTTTTTGGTTATGGTCTATTTGAGGATGGTGCGCAAAACACAGTTTTAACTCCAAGCTCTACTACTACAATAAATAACCAAGCAGTACTACAATCAAACACCAAGATAGTTAAGTTAGATGATGCACCAGCAGTCATAGCGGTCGATACGTCTTTAGCGACACAAGTAACATACCAGCTTAACGGACAACAAGTTTACACCAAAGCAATAACCCCAAGTAGTCCACCAACTTCAACTACTCAAATAGAATACGTTACAAGCGGCATAAATGGCTCAGACGAGTTTGAGGATAGAGTTATACAAGATAACGGAACTTTTGAGGGTAGCGATTGCCTTACAGCCTTTGAGGGCGAATACACGCTATTTGACTTTGACACTATTTTAGTAGATAGTTCTACTGGCGTTACAAAGCTAACAGTAACAAACGAAAGCGAGTGTAAGTTTACGCCCTACAAAATTACGTTTATAAACAAGTACGGAACGCTACAAGACATCTGGTTTTTCAAACGCACAAACGAAACGCTGACAACCAAAACAGAGAAATTTAAAAAGAATATAATCAGCGCTGCAAGTTACAGCATAAGTAACCACCAAGATAAGACACTAACTAAAAATGGTAAAGAGAAACTAACACTAAATACTGGTTACTACCCAGAGGCTTACAACGAGGTCTTTAAAGAGATGCAACTAAGCGAAGATTGTTGGATTGAGATAAACTCCAAGACCTTACCGATACAAGTTACAAGTAGTTCATTTGCTTACAAGACACAACTAAACGACAAGATAATAAACTACACAATAGAAATAGAGTTTGCTTTTGACACCATAAACAACATACGCTAAATGCAGATACTTGAGTTATACATAAGGGATGGAATAAAGTACCCAGAGTTTGGCACAAGCGCAGCCACAAGCACCTCTACAAACAATTTAGTAGATGCTACTGCTGACTTTACAAGTGGTGTTAAGGTAGGCTATGTTGTGTTCAACAAAACAGACGGAACAAGCGCAAAGGTAACAGCGGTTACAAACGCAACTACTTTAGCTTTATCTGCTAATATTTTTGCAAGTGGCGAACTATACCAAATTAAAAGCGACTTTGTAAGGCTTGATATGTTTAACGATGAAAGCGTTACGATCACAGACACAATAAAAAACACTAAGGACATTTCTAAAGTGTTTACGCCATTCTCTCAGCAGTTTAATGTACCAGCTTCAAAGCATAACTCAAAACTGTTTAGACACTATGAGGACAATGATGTTGTAAATAGCTTCGATGCAAGGTTTAGAGTTGATGCCTTAATAAAGCTAAACGGAACAGACTACAAAAAAGGTAAGCTAAGGCTTAACAGCGTTACAATGAAAGACAACAAGGCACACGCTTACAAGTTGGTTTTCTTTGGGGAAACAATAGAACTAAAAGACATATTAGGCGAGGACGATTTAAGTAGGCTTGAATTTCCAAGCAGTTTAAATTTTGCTTATGATTACGATACAATAAAAAGCAAGTTTACATCTACATCTGGAGATGTTTGTTTTCCGCTTATTACTCACAGTAAAAATATGCGCTTTTCAAATAGCGGATATAAAAGCACTAATAATGAATTTCTAAATCAGTTTGACATTAAACCAGCTTTAAAGGTTAGGGCAATAATAGAAGCAATAGAAACCACTTACGATATAGACCTTTCAAATGATTTCTTTAACTCTACTGACTTTAATAGTATTTATATGTGGTTGCACAGAGAGAGTGGCTTTATGAGTAACGCAGACGAGGGTGGAGGTTTACGGACGTTAGAAGCAAGATTTCATTTGCCAACAGACACAAGTTTAACTTTAGACAGCGGTACAGATGTTAGACCAGTTGAGCTAACTGGCTTTGGTTTTGGAACTAAGCTAACATTATCTTTCGCTATTACTACAAGTGGTTCAGATGAATATAATTTAAAAATTTTAAGAAGTTCAGACAATGCTGTTTTATTTGAAGAAGATTATACTGGTACACAAAGTTTTAATCTTGATATATTCCCCAGTTTTTTGGGTGGTTTAGCTGGAGATATTACTTATGGCGAAGGCATTGTTGATTTAAAAATTCTTATTACAACCACAAGCACTTTTACATTTTCAGATATAGAAATAACAGCGAGATACAAAAATTATACTTTTCAAGCTGGTGCTGGTTCAAACAATACTATTGCTACTGGTGTTTACTCGTTGCCATCTTTGGCTATATCTAACCAAGTCATTATATCAAGGCAAATACCTAAGATGAAAGTCATAGACTTTCTTACAAACATATTTAAAATGTTTAACCTTGTAGCTTATAAAGAAAACGACCAAATACAAGCGTTGCCATTTAATGACTTTAACGCACAAGGCAATAGCTATGACATTACAAGATATGTAGACACTTCTAAAAGCACAATAGAGAAAGTTTTAAAATACAAGAGTGTTAAGTTTGGGTTTAAAAGCAAACAAAGTTTTTTAATACAAAAACAAGAAGAACTATTAGGCAATGATTTTGCTGGAGAAAGCTACCCAGCTTCTAATGACAATGAATGGGATGGAGGAGAATTTAAAGTAGAGTTAGACTTTGAAAAAATGCTTTACGAAAGATTGTCAAATGGTAGTACGCTATCAACTATTTGTCAAGGTGCTATGATAGACAAAGATTTTAACCCAACTATTGGTGCGCCATTGCTTTTGTATATAAAAAATCAAGCCAGTTCAGATTTAACATTTAAAAACTCAACTGGTGGTAGTCTAGAAACCTTAGGAGCTTACAACAGACCAAGTCAAGTTAAGGTCAATGTTGGTGTATTTGACACATCAAGTTCTTTAAATTTCGGAGTTGAGATAGACGAATTTTTTAGAGAGGTAAAAGGAACTAACTTATTTGCTAAATATTACGCAGATTATTTAGTAAGCATATACGACAGACAAGGTAGAATAAAAAAGGTAGAGGCTTTCTTACCATTGCATATACTGTTAAACTACAACCTAAGCGATAAGTTTGTAATAGGTAACAAGTCATACAGAATAAACTCAATAAAAACCAACCTACTAACAAACAAAAGTTCTTTAGAATTATACACCTTAAGCGAAAGTGTTACTGGTGTGTCAAATTCACAGTTTGCATTTCTACAAAGATTAGCTGCTTTAAATGTTACAGCTACCACAAGTTCAAGCGTTACTTTAGGTTGGATTCCAGCGGGTGCATTGAACACAGACAATGTTACTGGATATGACATTTACAAAGATGACGAATTTGTAGAAACTTTAGGGAACGACATAGGTGGAAGAACACTTACTGGTTTAGACAGCGGAATAACTTACAAGTTAGCTATAAGAACAAGATACACAATAAGCAGCCAAGTAGTTTTTTCAGAAGATAGAATAGTTTTTGCAACAACAGACTTAGCACCAACAGCATTAGCTGAGAACGGAGATACGCTTGTAACAGAGGGGTCAGACACAATAATACTGGAATAATGATAAAACAAATACTTGAACTTTTAAAACACGCAAACGGAGAAACAGAAACGATCCGTATAGCACAAGGTAAACACAAACTACCTACAACACTAAAAGAGGGATATAAAGCACTTAAACAAGAGATACAATGGCGATAGAAAAAACAATAAATATAGACGTAGAAAGTAAAGAAGCCTTAGCTGGTATTAAATCTATTGATAGTGGTTTAACTGGTCTTGATAAAAGTGCTGTAACTGCTGGTAAGGGCGTTGGTAGAATATCAAAGGCTTTTAAAGGTCTTGGCGTGGCTATTAAAGCTGCTGGTATTGGTTTAGTTATTGGTGCTTTAGCTAAACTGTCTGAGATATTTATGCAAAACCAAAAGGTTGCTGATACTTTTAACACTGCTTTCGAGGCTTTAAGTATTGCTTTTAACGACTTTGTAAGTTTTATAGTAGACAATAGCGGTACTGTTGTTGATTTCTTTAAATCAATATTTGAAAATCCTTTAGAAACAGTTAAGTCTTTAGGGGAAAGTATTAGAGCAAATATTATAGAACGCTTTGAGAGTTTTCTTGATACGCTTGGCTTTATTGCAAGTGCAGTAAAAAAAGTATTTAGTGGAGATTTTAAAGGTGCTTTAGAAGATGTTAAAAGTGCTGGTAAGGAAAGTATAGACGTTCTTACTGGTGTAAATAACACAGTAGATAAAACAACAGAGTTTGTAAATAAAACCGCTAAGGCTGTAAAGAATTATGCAACAGAAACTTTTAATGCTGCTGATGCTAATGTTAGATTAGAAAAAACTGCAAGACTTGCCGAAACTGCAAATCAAGGTCTTATTGAAAAATTTGATAGACAAGCAGAGCAACTAAGACAAACAAGAGATGACGAAAGTAAAAACATAGAAGAACGTATAAAAGCCAATGAGGAATTAGGCAAGGTTTTAGACGAGCAAGAAAAAGCAATGCAGAAAAATGCTCAAGCAAGAGTTAATCAAGCTGCCGCCGAATTAGCAAAAAACAAAGACAATGTAGACTTGCAAATAGCATACCAAGAGGCATTAAATGAACAAGCAGCTATTGAAGCGCAGATAACTGGCTTTAGAAGTGAGCAACAAACCAACACTAACTCTCTACTAAGAGAACAAAAAGACTTACAAAACGAACTTGCTTTAATTGGCAAAAGTGAAAGAGATATACAAAGAGAGGAACTCAAGCAACAATTTCAAGAGCAAAAAGAACTAATAGAAAGACAAGTAACTGACGAAGAACAAAAAAACGAATTATTACTTATTGCACAAAATGATTTTCAAACCAAATTAAAAGAATTAAACGAGGGTTTTAGAGCAGAAGATGTAGCAAACAAAAAAGCCAATGATGATGCCAAAAAGAAGATTGATGATGATACAAAAGCTGCACAATTAGCAAATGCTGAAGCTGTTGGCGGTGCTATTGGTACTTTAGCTGGTATCGCTGGAGAGGGTACTGCTGCTGGTAAGGCTTTAGGGGTTGCTTCTGCAACCATTGACACTTATGTAGGTGCAAACAAAGCCATTGCGCAAGGTGGGTTTGCTGGTATTGCTCAAGCTATTGCAATAATTGCTACTGGTTTAACTAACGTCAAAACAATTTTAAGCACTAAAGTACCTAAAACTAATGTAGGCGGTGTCAGTAGTGGTAGCGGTGGTGGTGGCGGTGGTGCGCAAGTACAAGCACCATCTTTTAACATAGTAGGTGCAACTGAAACAAGCCAACTTGCTGGAGCAATAGGTTCACAGACACAACAACCAGTACAAGCGTTTGTAGTTGCCAATGACGTAACAACCGCTCAAAGCCTTGAAAATAACATAGTCGAGGGCGCAACATTATAAATACAAAATAAATTAAAATCTATTATATATTAATATGCGAATTGTAGAACTCATTTTAGACGAAGATCAAGAAATAGGGATAGAAGCTATTAGCGTAGTAGAAAACCCAGCAATAGAAGAAGATTTTATTGCCCTTAAATCACAAGAGTTTAAACTTGCAGAGGTAGACAAAGAGAAGCGAATACTTATGGGTGCGCTACTTATACCAAACAAGCCTATATACAGACGTAACGGAGAAGATGAGTACTACATATATTTCTCAAAAGATACTGTCTTAAAAGCCTCGCAAATGTACTTAATGCAAGGCAAACAAAACAACTCAACCTTAGAACACCAATACGAATTAAACGGACTTAGTTTAGTAGAGAGTTGGCTTGTAGAAGATAAGGTACACGACAAATCTGTTAAGTATGGTATGGACTTGCCACTTGGTACTTGGGTAGGTGCTGTAAAAGTAAACAATGACCAGATCTGGAATGAGTTTGTAAAGACTGGCAAGGTTAAAGGCTTTAGCATAGAGGGTTATTTCGCTGATAAAATGGAAAGACCTAAAGAAAGCATAAAAGACGAACTTGCTAAAATAGAAGAAGCCGAAGCAGAGTATTTACTAAGTCAAGTAAAGGCTATCATCAAAAACGATAAGCGTGTTAAAGGCGGTAAGAAGATGATTCTTGAAAGCTACACAGATTACCCAAGCGGAGTAAAGAACAACGCTAAAAGAGGCTTAGAATTAAACGAGAAGGTCAATAACAAATGCGCTACACAAGTTGGTAAGGTTCGTGCGACACAATTAGCACAAGGTAAGCCAATCTCTAAAGAAACCATCAAACGTATGTATTCTTATTTGTCAAGAGCGGAGGAGTATTACGATGAAGGCGATTCTAAGGATTGTGGCACTATCTCTTATTTATTGTGGGGTGGTAAAGCTGGTAAGCGTTGGGCAGAAAGCAAACTAAAAGAACTTGGAGAGATTGAGTTAGCGAGTGAAGTTATAAATGACAGTATGGCTATTATAGATGATCGCTTGGCTTATGCCACTAAAGAACTTGCAATAAAAGCTGCACAAGATATCGGATGTGATAAGTACCACACACACGAGTTTGAGGGTAAGACTTGGTTTATGCCTTGCGAACAACACAACCTTAAAGCACCTTGTACTGCTGGATATGAGCAGTACGGAATGAAAATGAAAAATGGAAAGTTAGTACCAAATTGTATACCTATAAAATAAAATAAAATGAGTAGAGAAAAAGCATTAAAAAGAATTAACGAGTATTTAGCAAAGCAAGAGCCACAGAAAGTAGAGTTGGCTTTAGACTTAGGCGGTTTAAAACAGTTTTCATCAACTTTAAAATCAAAGTTTAAAGCATATAATAATAAATTTAAGGCTTTAGATAGTATGGCTGGAGATATAAAACAAGAAGCAAAAGAACTCGAAAGGCTTTTTGATAGATTTGAAAAAGAATTAGACGAACAAGAAAAAGAAGGTAATAGACAAGCTAAGGAATTAGGACTAAGATTTGAGCAAACACCCATTGGAAAAGAATGGGAAAAAATTGCTGGAGATATATTAAGTGGTAATTATTCTGCAATACAAAAAGGTCTTAGAATAAATATATCTTAAATACCTAAGGTAGCGATACAATGAGAAAACTATTTAAAAGATTTATAACACCAAGTAAAACAAGTCCAAAGGGAAGTCGCAGAGGCGGTTGTTTGTGTGAGGATAACACTTACAAAACCAAATGCTGTGATGGAAGTTTAAGAGCGCAAGGTGTAGGGAACGTATAAAAATGCAAAATTAATTTTTAACACTTATATATTAATATGAATACAAATGATATGATATCGAAAATCAAAGAAGTTGTAGGCTTATCTGAAGAAGTTAAGCTTGAGCAACAAACTTTAGAAAATGGTGCGATCTTGGAAGCTGAAAGTTTTGAGGCTGGTCAAGAAGTTTTTATTGTTTCTGAAGATGAGAAAATTGCCGTACCAGTTGGGGAATACCAAATGGAAGACGGACGTATTTTAGTAGTAGCTGAAGAAGGTCTTATTGCTGAGATTAAAGCTGAAGAAGAAGAAGTAGAAGAAGTTGAGGAAGTAGAGGCTAAAGAAGAAGAAGAAATGTATGCTACTAAAACAGAACTTGCTGAGGTTAAAGAAATGATTGAAGAAATCAAAGCTATGCTTGAGCCTAAAGAGGACTTGAGTGCTGATGAACTTGGAAACCTTATGACTGAGGAACTTGCTAAACACGAGAAAACAGAGTTAAGCGAAGTACCAGAAGAAGTGCAAGAGGAACTAAACCAACCAGCTGCTGAGCCAATTAAGGCTAACCCAGAGGTACAAACAAAACAAAACTTTAAGTTTGCTAATAAAAGAAAACTAAGCACACTTGATAGAGTAATGAACAAAATAATTAACAACTAAATTTAAATTAAATGGCTAATCCAACAATTACTAACTCCAGTTATGCTGGGGAATTTGCTGGGAAGTACTTAGGTGCTGCCCTATTATCTGCTTCAACATTAGACGCTGGAGCTGTAACAATCTTGCCTAACATCAAGTATAAAGCTGCTATGAAAGTAGGCGCTTTTTCTAACTTGGTTCGTTCTGCTGATTGCGATTTTGATGCTACTACTTCTGGTCTTACATTGACTGAGAAAGTACTAACACCAACAGAACTACAAGTAAACCTACAAATCTGTAAAAAAGAACTTCACGCTGATTGGGAAGCTGCTCAAATGGGCTTTAGTGCCTTTGACGAATTGCCTCCTTTATTTTCTGATTACGTTATTTCAAGAGTAGCTGCTGAGGTTGCAAACGCAACTGAAAGCTCTATCTGGAGTGGTGCTGCTGGAGAGGGTTCTTTCGATGGTTACTTACAAGTATGTTTAGCTGATAGCGGTGTAAACGACATTACTGCAAATGCTATTACTTCTGCAAATGTTATCGCTGAATTAGGTTCTGTTGTAGATAGCGCAGTTGCTAACTGCCCAGCTATCTTAGGGAAAGAAGATTTAACTATGTATGTTTCTACTAACGTAGCACAAGCTTACATTCGTGCTTTAGGTGGCTTTGCTTCTAACATCGGCGGTGCTGGTACAGACAACAAAGGGACACAATGGTACAATGGTGGTGCTTTATCTTTTGAAGGAATCAATATGTTTGTAGCTAAAGGTTTCGGAAGCAACAAAGCTTTATTGACACCTAAGTCAAATTTATTTTTCGGCACTGGTTTGCTCGATGATAGAAATGTTGTCCGTGTGATCGACACCAGCGAAACTTTAGGCGACCAAAATATTCGTGTCGTAATGCGTTACACAGCTGGGGTACAAATCGGAATAGGAAACGACATCGTACTTTATTCTTAATAAATTAAATTAATCAACATAAATTGGGGTGGGCAAAACTGCCTACCCTTTTTTATTAAATCTAAAAAAATATGGCTTGTGCAATAACAAAAGGTAGAGGGGTTGGATGTAAGACCGCCTTTGCTGGAATTAAAAATATTTACATCTTAGATTATAGTGCTGCCATTGCTGCTTTAAGTGATAGTAGTGGTACTATAACACTACCAACGGATAACTCTGCTGAGTTCTTTAAGTTTGAAGTAAAGGGCGGTTTAAGTTCTTTAGAAACTACTGTAACATCAAGTAGAGAAAACGGAACTACTTTTTACGAAAGTACTTTAAATGTTACCTTTCAACTGTTAGACGTAGCGACACAAGAAGAAATCAAACTCTTAAATAGAGGACGTGCGCACTATGTAGTAGAAATGTACCCCAATGGTGCTGGAGTTACTAAGTATTTGTTAGTAGGTAGAGATAACGGTGCTGAAATCACTGGCGGAACTATTGTTACTGGGAGTAGCCCAGATAGTTTACAAGGCTTTACGATTACTGCAGTAGCAACAGAGGTTTTTCCTCCGTTCTTCTGTACTGTTCCAGATATCGCTTCAGCAACTCCAATCACACCAGCTTAGTAGTTTATTTATGTTTAAAATCAGCCATTCCCTCTGGAGTGGCTTTTTTTTATGCAAAAAAAATAAGTTTTGCTTATATATTAATATGAAGATCATAGGAACTAATGGCGATAAAACTTTTAAGGTTATACCACGCCAATTTGTAAGCGGTGCAATTACTGTAAACCTAACAAGTGAAAGTACTGGCGC